TCATCGCTCACCGGTCGGCAGGTGCTTCGAGCAGCTGCATTCGGCGGTGCTGCACATGCACAGCAACGGTGGAGCGCCAGCCTCGCCCTGGAGGCCGCCGGGGCACCCCCAGTGTGCGCCGAGCTGGCACTCGACACTGACGTACCGGCCGGCCCGGCTGACGTCCAGGCGGACGACGATCCCGGCCGGCGCGTCCGGACGGGGTGCGACTGTGGTCATTGCGCCTCCATCTCAACGCACGCGGGGTGGGCCACCACGGCCCAGCTGAGCGGAGCGGATCCGGGTCTCGTTGCCATGGGGTAGTGGCCGGCGGGAACCAGCTCGCCGTCCTCGCCGCCGCATCGGATGCAGGCGCGGCCCTGGAGCTGGGCTCTGCTGGGAGGGGGTGATTCCGTCACGACTGAATCGTCGGCTCACCTGCCGGGACGTCATACCGCGTTTGCGGGACGTTTGGGACGTCTCTGCGGTACACCTTGATTCGTCCCCACTGTGAGAGGCGAGTCCGTGAACAGTCCCCTCCGCGAGGCGATGGCTCGTGCCAACATGACCGAGGTCAAGCTCGCTCGCGTGTGCGGAGTCGACCCCAAAACGGTCAGCAGATGGATCTCCAACCCGACGCGCGAGCCTCACGCCCGGCACCGTGCAGCGGCCAGCCGGGCCCTCGGCGAGGAGGAGACCGTGCTCTGGCCATCTGTGCAGCAGTTGGTGAAGTCAGGCCCGGACCGTGAGTTGGTGCAGATGTACCCGTACCGGTCGGCGGCGCCTGCAACATTGTGGCGCCAGTTGATCAAGGGTGCGACCAGTGAACTGACCTTCGCCGGCTACACCAACTACTTCCTCTGGCTGGAGCACGCCAACTTCGGCGCCCTTCTTCGGCAGAAAGCGGCGGCAGGCTGCCGGGTCCGCTTTGTCCTCGGCGACCCGGCGAGCCCGATCACCAGGCAGCGGGAGCTGGAGGAGGACGTCCCGCTCACCCTGTCCACCCGTATCGAGGTCACCCTCTCCGAGCTGGCCAAGCTTCGCGACAGCTCGATCGAGGCGCGATACGAGACCGGGCACGTCAGTCTCAGCGCCTTCCGCTTCGACAACGACATGATCGTCACGCCGTTGCTGCCCGGTAGGATCGGCCACGACGCCCCCATGATGCACCTCAGGCGGGCCCAGGACGACGGCGTGTTCGACCGGTTCGCAGGCCACATCGAGGATCTCTGGGGGCGCGGCCGCGACGTATGGACGATCCCGGAGGTTCATCATGCCCAGGCGTGACTACGAGGACGACCCGAACGCCCCGAAGGCGAACAGCCTGGTGCCGGCCGCCTCGGTCGTTGTGGTCGACGACGCTGGCCGCGTGCTGCTGCAGCGCCGCACCGACAACGGCATGTGGGCACTGCCCGGCGGCAAGATGGACCTGGGCGAATCCCTCGGCGACTGCGGCATCCGCGAGACGTACGAGGAGACCGGCATCCATATCGAGATCACCGGCATCGTCGGGACCTACACCAACCCCGGGCACGTTTTCGCCTACGACGACGGGGAGGTCCGCCAGGAGTTCTCCATCTGCCTCCTCGGCCGCCCGATCGGCGGCGAACTGCGCGTGTCGGACGAGTCTCACGAGGTCGCGTGGTTCACCCCGGCTGAGACGGACGAACTGCCCATGGTGCCCAGCATCCGCAAGCGGCTCGCCGACTGGCGGAGCGGGGCCATCCCGGTAGTGCGCTGAAACGACGAAACGCCCCCGCCCGGGAGTCCGGGCGGGGGCGTGGTGTTCAGGGGTGGAGTGCCGCGTACACGGCGGTGATGGCTCCGACGACTCCGCCGATGGCGCCGATGGTCGGCAGGGGCCAGCGGCCGCGCTTCAGCGCCTCGACGTCGGATCTGAGCTGGGCGATGTCCGCCTCGATGAGGGCGGACTGTTCGACAGTGCGGAGTCTGCTCTCGTGGTCGGCGATCCCGAGCGTGGCCGTGTCGAGCTTGGTCTCCAGTCTCGTGAGCACCACCAGCAGATCCACTGTTGTCGGGGTCGGGGTCGGGGCCGGGCTGGTCACCCCGCGGTCCCGGTCGGCGGGACGGGCGGCGCCGGGGGCGCCGGCGGGGCGGCCGGGTCCGGCAGCGGCATCGTGGGCGGGGCCATGCGGAGCCAGGACGGCAGCAGCTGGTCCACGGCCGGAAGCGCCATCACGCGGGTGAGGCCAGCCGCGACGGCGAGGCCGGCGCCGACGCCGACTGCGGTCTGCGGGACGCCGGAGGCGCCCACGATGAGTGGGGCCGCAGCCGCGAGGCTGAGGGCGTCCTGGACGACGGTGCGGATGGTGCGGCGGGTCGAGTCGCGCATGGTCAGCCCTTCGGGGTGCTGTTGACGGTGAGGGTGATGCCGCTGGCGAACTTGGCCGCGATCGCGTCCGGGGCGGCGTCGATCTTCTGGGCGAGCGAGGCGACGCCGGCCGCGTTGAGCTTGTAGTCGAGGACGGCGCCCATGCTGGACTGGCTGCACTGGTGATACCAGCTGGTCAGCCAGGTGAGGTTGTCGTCGGCGCCGTTCGGGGCCTGGCCCGCGAGTCCCTGGGCGAGCAGGAGCACCACTCGCCGGGCCACGAGGTCGGCGTCGTCAGGGGTCAGGGGCATGTCGGCCTCCGGGATGTGAGGAGCAGGGGTGTTGGGTGCAGTGCCGCTGGCGAACGACAGGGCCCAGGAGCGGAGTTCGTCAACGCTGCCGAGGTGGCAGTAGTCGGAGTCGACGGGCTGATCGCTGTACTGGTGGAACATCCAGTTCGCCTGGATGCCGGGGTCCCCGGCGGCGCGGCCAGCGGTGGCGATCCACAGGAAGTCGCCGTAGAAGCCGCTCTTGTCGACGTTCTTCCAGTAGTCGACGTTGCAGTACATGCCGACCGGGTTGTTCGGCATCTTCGCCTTGACGTAGCGGAGCCACGCCTCCTTGTAGGCGAACTGAGCGGCCCGGGAGACGCCCTGGTTGGCCTGGTCGTAGCCCTCCCAATCCAGGACGATCAGGTCACCGGGCTGCCACGCGACCTGGCCGAGGAAGTAGTCGGCTTCCGCCTGGGGAGAGTTGGCCATGTGCGGGTAGTGGTAGCCGCCCCACACGAGACCATTGGCCTTGGCGTGGTCGCGCTGGGAGACCCAGCGCGGGTTGATGTAGCCGGTGCCCTCGGTGATCTTCGTGAAGACGAAGGCCAGGCTGGAGGTGTCGGGCTGAGCGGCCTGGTAGCTGGCCCAGTCCTGGCCGTAGATACCCATCAGGTGGCTCCAGTCGGTGCGGTCGCCCAGCCGGGCGGCAGGTGAGCGGTCATGCGGGCTCCTTCAGGCGTCAGGTGAGGGGGACGTCGGCCGCGGTTGAGCTGACGCCGAACTGGGCGTAGTGGCGGAGGGCGACGGTGTATCCGGCCGCGGCGAGCGGGCGGGCGATGTCCGCGGCGGTGCGGATGCCGCCGGTGTACTGGCCTGTCCGGTACGGCCAGCCCGGCACGTCGTCCTCGCTGGTGATGGCGTAGACGATGTACTCGCCGGAGTCGACGGCGATCCGGGCGACCGCCATGAGCCACAGCTCGCCGTAGGCCGCGGGCTGGCCGGCCTGCGGTGGGGCGAGCTGCCCGCACCGGCCTGCGAGGTACTCGGCGGCCGCCAGCTGGTCGAGGCGGCTGGTGAGATCACCCGGGTTGAGGGCGACGAGGGTTGAGACCGTGCGCAAGGGGCGGACTCCTACATGAGGTTGCGGATGAGCTGGGTCTGGGCGTGGACGGTGCCGGAGCCGGAGGTGCGCTGGGCGTCGACCGTGATCCGGTAGACCGTGCCGACGGGGATGTTGGTCGGCAGCGCGGCGGTGTAGTCGTACGGCGTCCCGGCGGCCACGGTGGGCCCCCACTGCGCGCCGTTGACGGTGACCCGGATGTTGCCGGCGCCGCCGCCGGACGTGGCGGTGGTGAGGACGAGACGCAGCTGTGTCGACCAGCGAACGTTGCTGCAGGACGCAATCGTGGTCCAGCTCGTGAGCGTGGTCTGCGGCCAGCGGGTCAGGTCGGCGTCGAGCGGCGGCAGCACGGCGTCCGCGGCGGACAGATCTGGCAGCGCGGCGCGGAGTTCGCGCAGCTGCCGCTCCAGGTCCGCGATGCGCGCGCCGAGCGCCGCCGGGCCGCCGGGCAGCTGGTCCTGGCGGGTCGTCACTCGTCCTCCAGCAGGATCGGGGAGACGCGGTCCGCCCCCGGGTCGAGGGTCCAGGCGTAGGCCCGAGCGGTGGTGGAGATCCCGGCGGGGTGGCGCGCCGAGGAGTCGACGGCGATGGAGACGGTGTCACCCAGGTCCCAGGCGGAGCCGAGCCTCGGGGCGGCGGAGGCGACGGCGTCCACGGTCCAGGCGCGGGTACCGGTGCCCATGAGGGCGAGCGCCTCGGTGGCGTGCAGGTCGAGCTGGGCGGTGTCGGTGATGCCCTGGGCGGGGGTCCAGCGGTGCTCCCACAGTGCCCAGCCGGAGGTGATCAGCGCATCGGCGGTATGCGGGGCGGAGGTGGCCCGGACGTTGCCGGTCTGGTCGCCCCGGGCGGTCACGCGGGTCGCGCCCTTGCCGCGCTCGTAGCTCTCGGAGAGGGAGTACGAGGCGATGCAGCCGGGCATGTCGAACGAGGCGTCGCCTGAGGTGGAGCCGAGAGCCGATCGGATCCGCAGGTAGAGCTGGAACCGGGTCTGGGCGGCGTCGCCCCACACGGTGTCGATCGTCCACTCGGGGCCGCCGGCCATCGCGGCGATCTCCTGCAGCGCGGAGAGGATGGTGCGGTCGTCGGAGTCGGCCATGGTGTAGGTGATGGCCGTTCCGCTCGCGGTGGCGTCGAGGGCGATCGGCGGCCCGCTGGTGAGCGCCGGGGTGGCGAGCGCGGACATGATGGTGGACGCGTCGGTGGCGGTGGCGGTGTAGTCGCCCGGGTACCGGCGGTCCAGGTAGGCCTCGGGGGTGGCGACTTGGAGGGTGGCGACGGGCCCGGAGCCGCCCTCTCGCCGCAGGACCAGTCCGGACCAGAGCGGCTGCCCGGTGAGGGTGTCGACGGCGACCAGCATGGATCGGCCGGGGTCGGTGGCGGCCTCCCATTCCGGGGGCGCTCCGGCGAGGGCGAGGGACATGCTGCCGCTGGTGGGAGCGCCGATGCGCATGCTGATCGGCTGGTCCGGCCGCAGGGCGGGCAGCTCCTCGGCGATCGCTCCTGTCCGTAGGTCGCAGCCGTACCAGGCGAGTTGGACCGCCGTCATCAGGCGCCCTCGTAGGAGACGTTCCAGAGGATCTGGTTGCCGGTGGTGGAGGTCACCGGGACTGTCCCGGAGACGTTGTCGAACGAGACGGTGGAGAACGACGACTTGGCGATGAGTGCGGCCTTGCCGCCGTCGGACGGGTTGCAGCTCACGAGGCCGACGTAGTTGTTGCCGCCGGAGATGTAGTTGAGGGAGCCGAGGCGGGTGAACCCGGCGGCCTGGGGGGTGGGCATGCTGATGAACCACAGGCCGGTGCCGGCGTTCGTCGTCGAGCCGATGGTGAAGCTCCCCGACCACTGGACCTGGTTGCCGATGCGGGTCCAGCGCGAGGTGATGGTGCCGTTGCCGATGCTGGCGCCGCCGCCGAGCGAGGTGAACGTCGGGACGTACGTGGTGCTGTCGCCCTGGGCGACCCAGGCGGTGCCATTCCAGTACTCGGGGCAGCCTCGGACGGTGTTGTAGCGGGCCTGGCCGGTGTAGGTGCCGGCGGCCGCGATGTCGGCGGTGCTGGAGACGGGCAGGATGCCGCCCGGGGCGACGGTGATCTGCCGGACGGCCGTGGATACGGTTGCCGAGCCGGTGCCGCCGCTGCCGGTCGGGGGCACGGTGATGGTGGCCAGCGGCACGTAGATCTCGGTGGCGCCCGGTGTCGGGGCGGCCGGGGCCGCCCCCGGGGTGCCGGTCAGCAGCACCACGTCGGCCTTCCGCAGGCCGGTGGAGTCGACCGCGGTGTCCCACACGCGCAGGTAGACGAGATCGATGCGGGTGTAGGTGCCGTCAGCCGCGGCGAGAGTGCCCGCGGCGGACGCCGGGATCTGTGCGCGGTAGACGCCCTGGCCGGACCGGTACAGGGTTGCGGTCCCGGTGGAGACGTTGACCGTTGTGCCGGAGAGTGTGACGGTGAGGCCTGCATCGCCGGGCCGGACCCCGGGGCGCGAACCCATTGCGGTGCCGTCGGCCATGACCAGCGCGCTGTCCATCTTGCGGAGCTCAGTCTCGTCGTAGCTGAGAGTGGGGAGCCAGAGCGGGTCGGTGGGCATGTCGGCTCCTCACATCCAGGCCGAGCGTGCGGTGCCGGTCAGCAGCGCGCTCGAGGAGTAGTTGGGGCAGGACCAGCTGAAGGTGAGCTGGGACTGAGGGGGGATCTCCGGCCAGGTGCCGGACAGATACCGGCGTCGGCTGGTCTGGCCGTTGAGGCGTACGGTGCGGGCCAGGACGTCGATGACGAGGGTGTCGCCGGCGAGGAGGTTGTCGCTGTACGTCTGCTGGGTCGTGACGCCCGATGGCTGGGAGGCGACGATCGTGAAACCACCGGTGCACGGCCCGGTGACGGTGAGCGTCGGCCGGCTGCCGATGCTGCCTTGGTTGGCGAGCGTGAACGTTCCGGACGCGGTGGTCGCGGTGATCGTCAGGGGGAGCGTGATGGGCAGGGTGACGCCGCCCGTCGTCTGCGGCAACCCAGCTGACTGGGACTGCAGCGTCGTGCTGTACCGGCGGGGATCAGCAGCCGTGAGCATGACCGAGTACCGCGCGATCCGGTCGGTGTCGTACTCCAGCAGCACCTCACCGCTCCGGCGGACCGTGGCCTGTTTCGGGATTGTCTCGGCCACGGTCAGGGTCGTGTCACTCAGGGCCGCGGCCGTGAACAGCTGCTCGGCGGCCGCGTCGAGTGTGGCCAGGGACGGGGCGATGATCGTGCCGGCCAGGGTGATGGGCCGGGCTCCCAGGTAGGTGGGTCCGGCCCATGCCCCGTGGTCCGCCTCGCGGTCGGAGTACTGCGTGCGCACCGCCGGGCCCGCCCAGCCCTTCAGCCCGTCCGGGGCGATGGTCCAGGCGACCCCGGCGGCGTCGACCGCGCCCAGCTGCAGCGTGCCGAGCGTGATCTGACGGCCGCCGAGGAGCTGCCCAGGTGTGTAGGCCATCGGTCCTCCTCCCTGGTCAGCCGATGAACTCCAGGCGGCGCATCAGGTCGGCAACCTGCTCGTGTCCGCTCTGCTGGGCGCCGTGCATGTGCACCTGGATGGAGCGCGACTGGTCGTAGCTGGTCGTCGCCCCGGCGGCGGTGACGACCCGGGCCGGGACGAGCTGGTAGCCGAAGCGCTCCGCGACATCCGCGAGGATGCCGGTACTGCGGGACCGTTTGGCTGGCGAGAGTGGGATGTACGCCTCACCCCCGGTCTCCGGCTCGGCCCATAGCCGCATGGCGCCGGCCGGTGCGATCTGGGCGACGTGCCGTTCGGCGCCGTTCGCGAACTTGGTGATCCCGCCGTTCGCGTATCCGGTGATGCCGCCGTTGGCCCAGCCGACCGGCTGGTGCCGGTCGGCGTAGGTCATCCAGGAGACGTCCACGCTCACCGACTTGGACGTCGGGATTGCGTTGATCTTGCTGATCAGCGCGTTGAGGTTGTTCTGGGCCTGCGCGGTGGGGACGGTGATCTCCATCTGCCGGCCGCCGGGCAGTTCGCGGACTTTGACACCCACGGATTCCAGGTCCTTGACGGCGTCGGCCGTGAGCGCGGAGACGGTGATCTTCGTTCCCTCGGCCAGATGCGTGGTCAGACCCTGCACGTACAACAACTGCTTCTGCGTGTCGGACATGCCGGGGGTGGCCAGGGTGATCGCCAGATAGGACGGGATCAGGCCCATCCGGTAGGCGAGCATCTTGGCCTGGTCGGCGGACAGGCCGAACTGCTGGCCGGCCTGGACCGCGGCCTCCCACGCAGTCTGCATGGGAGCCTCGGCCCTGGTCAGGGCGTCGGTCAGGCTCACGCCCTGGGAACGGGCCAGGTCATACGTCGCCTGAGCGGCTCCGGCCGTCCCCTCAGTGAGGCTCTGCAGCTTGTTCCAGAGTTGCTGGCCGTTTTCGCTCGCGGTGTTGAGCGACCCGTCCACCTGCAGCAGCGCGGCGCCGTAGCCCTGTGTCCGGTCCACGCCGTTGGCCCAGCTCGCGTTCAGGTCGAGGACCTGCCGGTTCATCGTGGCCATCGCGGCCTCGACGTCGAGCTGGCCGCCCGACAACAGGTGCAACGCGTCCTTGAGTGCGCGGGCCTTGGTGTCCGCGTCCGACTCCGACTTGCTGAGGGTGTCGATCGCGGCCTTGAGGCGCCCGGTCGGGTCGGTCGCGGAGCCAGCCGCAGAGCCGGAGCCCTGGACCGCGGCCGACAGCTCCTTCTGCCGCTCGATGGCCGAGGGCATCTCGCCGTTGAGGGTGCCAAGGGCGTCCGCAGCCTGCTTGTAGGTGAACGCCTGACCGAGTGCGGCAGCGCGCTCTCGATCGCTGCCAGCCTTCGAGTCGCTGTAGGACTTGGCGAGGTCGTTGAGCTTCTGCTGCAGCTGCGGGATGGAGGTGCCCTGGCCGAGATAGGCGTCGGTCAGCTCGCTCGCGCTGATCTTCGCTTTCTTCAAGACGTCCAGCAGGGCGGTCTTGCCGTCCTTCAACTTGGTGTCGGCGATGACCTGCACTGCCGCCGCGCGCACCGACGCGTCGATCTCGCCGTGCGACTGTTGCAGGGCGGTGGTGAGGCTGGTGATGCGGGAACGGTGTGCCTCAGCTGCAGCTGCGGCCCGTTGCTGTTCCTGGGCGAGGTGGTCGAGACCGATCATGGCGGCCGCGATCGCGACACCCCACGGGCCGCCGAGGAACGACCACAGGCCGCCGAGGGCGCCCCGAAGGCCCATGCCCGCGCCGGTACCGACCGCCGCCGCGGTGCCCGCAAGGGCGCCCCGGAACCCGGCGAGGCGGCCGCCGCTCTCCTCGATCGCCGCCGAGGCGGACCGGTAGGAGCCGGCCATCGCGCCGATGACCGGCACGTGCGCCTCGAGGGCTGCCATCGCACCGCCCCAGCGGCCCATCGAAACCCCGGCCTGGGCGGCGAGTGCCCGCTGGGTCTCGATGCTCCCGTTGACCGAACGGAACGCGTCGACAGCGCTGCGGCCGTACCCGGTGACCGTGTCCTGCAGGGCCTGGATCTGCGGCCGGAAAGGACGCATGGCGATCATGCCCAGGATGGACAGCTGGATCGGCCCGGGAAGCTCGGCGAACGCGTGCGCCACCGAACCGACGATTCTGGCCAGTGGGCCGAGTTCGGAGGACAGCCCAGCCACCAGGCCGATACCGGCGTGCACCCGGCCGGCCAGAACCTCGACGGCCCCGGCGTGGCTGAGCAGTGCGGTGCCGCTCTCCTTCACCGCGTGGATGAACGGCTCGGCCGCCTTCTCCGCGTTGTGGTAGACGTCGGCGAGCAGGTCCAAGTCGTGCGCGACGACCGGCACGGCCCGGGTGGCGAGGTGGGCCAGCGTCGACTCGACCGGACCGACCAGGCTGGTCGCGGCGTGCAGGATTCGCGTCCCCCCGGCGGCCAGGACACGCTCCACGTCGGGCCCGTACAGCTCCCACAGGTTCTTCGCGACCTGCAGGCCCTTCTTGATGTAGGGGATGGACGCCGCGACACTGTTGGCCATCCCGCGGGTGATGTCCTCCAGGTGCGGGGCGATCCCCAGGTAGATCTCCAGGAACGCAGCCTGCAGTTCCTTGCCGAGGCTCCTCATGGCGCCGCCGAGGCCCTTGGACTCGGCGGCGGCGAGGGCTGCCGCACCACCGGCCCGGCCGACCTGTACCGAGAACGAATCCCAGGCCTCGGCGCCCTGGTGGGCCAGCGCGGTCATCGCGGACAGGGCCGGCTTGCCGAACGCCATCGCGGCGGCGCTCGTGAACTGCTGCTCGGTCAGGTGGTGCTGGGCGGTGTGCAGCTGGTCGACCACGTAGCGCAGACCCTTGAACTTCCCGGCCGAGTCGAACGCCTGGATGTTCAGCTCCTGCAGGCCCTGCTTCATTAGGGCGGTTGGCTTGGCAAGATTGACCAATGCGCCGCGCAGGCTCGTGCCCGCCGTCTCACCGATGATGCCGCTTTTGCCGAGCAGGCCGATCGCGGTCGCCGTGTCCTCGATGCTGACGGACAGGCTGTTGGCAGTAGGGCCGACGTACTTCATGGCGTAGTACATGTCCATGAGCTCGCCGGACGCCGCGGTGGTGGCGTTGGCGAGGACGTCAGCGACCTTGGTGGCCTGGGTCGCCTTGAGGGCGAACTGGTCCATGATGTCGCCCTCAATGCGGGCGGCGGTGGCGACATCCGTCCGGGCGGCCGCTGACAGCTGGATGGTGCCGCGCGCGGCCTTGATCGCGTCCTCGGCGGACAGGCCGGCCTTGGCCAGCTCGGACATCGCCTCGGCTGCCTCGGCCGCGTTCGCCGACGGCAGCTTCATGTCGGCGCCGAGGGCGCGCGCCTCGCGGCCGGCCATCTCCATCTGGCCGCCGCTCGCCCTGGTGACCTCCATGAACTTGTTCATGGCGTCGTTGTATTCGTTGCCCTGGTGGACGATGTCGTGCAGGCCGTACAGGATCGTTCCGCCAGCCAGCAGGAGCCCCAAGTGCTTGACGGAGTCGAGGGCGCCCTCGGTGCCGCGCTGGACGGTCTCCATGCCGCCACGGGCGGCGCTGCCGATCCGGCCGAACGCGGGGGCGGCGGCCGAGACTTCCGCGCCGACGGCCCGGGCCCCGCGCGCGGCAGCCGTGGTGGCCTGCTCGGCCTCGCGAACGGCGGCAGCCCCACCTCGGGCGCCCGTGCCGAGTGCGGCGAGACCGGCCTGGGCAGCGCCGGCCTCGGCGGTCATCAGCGCGGTGCCGCGGCCGGCCCGTAGCGCGGACTCCTCCAGGGCAAGCGCGGAGGATCCGGCGCCGCGCATGCGGGCGTCGAACGCGGTGGTGTCCGCGACGACCCGGACGGTCACCGTGCGATCGGCCACGGGGCGCCTCCTCGCTCATGCGGGGCGGGCGCCCCGGGGTCAGGTGGTCAGCTGCACGGCGAGCGCGCCGTCCCACAGGCGCCGCAGCTGTCCGTCGGACAGCTCGGCCCAGAACTGGTCGAACTCCTCGCGGGTCTCCGGCCGGGGCTCGATGAGCTGGGCGAACACGAGCGCGGGGGCGAAGTGGTCAGCGTCGAAGGCAGGTTCCGGGGAGCCGAGGCGCTTGGCCTCCTCGATCTGCTCGCGCGTGGCCGGGTGCTGGGCCCTCAGCTCCTGGTAGGTAAGGTGCGAGACCGACTCCAGGACAACCTCGACGCGGGAGGCCTCGGCCGTCTGCTCGGCCTCGCGAAGCGCGCCGGTGGCGGCGGCGAGCTGTTCGGGGTCCGCGCCGGCGACCCGCAGGCGGCTGCACAGCTCCTCGAGGGCGTCGACCTTAGCGGCGGCCTCGGCGTCCAGCGTGAGCGCCACGATGCGGCGGGGCCGGCTGATGCGCTCACGGATCTCGGCGAACGTCAGACGGGCTGGCGGCGGGGCGGTCTTGCGGGTGGTCATGGCGGGTGTCCTCGCGGTCAGAGCAGCGCGTCCTGCACTGCGATGGTGATGCCGTGTTCGGCGTCCGGCTCGGCGGCGTCCAGCGCCGGGCCGAGGTGCGGCAGCGGCGCGTTCTTCGAGGTGCCGTACTCGATGATGTTGCCCAACGGGCCCTGGGGGCGGTCCTTGTCCGGGCCGATCTCGGCCTCGACGCCGGTCGCCGTCGGCTTGATGTCGTAGGTGATCGACTGCGGGTACTGGGGCAGGTAGCGGTGTCCGGAGATCCGCTGGCGGGCTTCGTCGCGGATTGTGCGCGCGGTGACCTCGACGGCCTTTGCGGCGAAGGTACGCAGCCGCACTGGGGCGCCTTCCAGGGAGGCGACCAGCTCCTGCAGCCCGATGACGATGACGCTCAACGTGCGTTCTCCCTCCGGTAGATGCTGACCTGCAGGCCCTCGGTGCGGGTGCCGTCTTCCTGAACGGCGGCCATGCGCCGGGCCCCGGCCGCGCAGGCGTGGCAGCGCACGACCTGCGCGTCGTAGGCGTATTCGGCCGCGGCGGCGGTGGTCTCGCCGGTCGGGTGGCCACAGTCCCGGCACGCCGTGGCCTCGACCTCGAGGAGGGCGAGCGCCCACCAGCGGTCTTCCGGCAGCCACAGCGGCTCACCCGGGCCCGGCATCGGCCGGCCGAGCAGGACCGAGCGGGGCACACCCCACGCCCGGGCGGCCTCGACCTCGCGCCGGAACGGCAGCCGGCCGTCCCGTAGCCGCCTCGTCAGAAAGGGAGCGGGTTGGGCTCCTCGTTCACCGCGAGGGCGGCGGCGAACAGCTCCTCGGCGGTGCCGTGGTTGATCCGGTCGAGGAGCTGGTCGACCTGGCCCGGGCTGAGCGTCGGCGAGACGCAGCAGGCCGCCAGCAGCGCGGGGAGGAACGATTCTCCGTAGGGCTCGTCTCGGCCGGTCGCTGGCGGGTGTGCGGCCACCAGGGCGCTGAACTCCCGGTGCCCGAGCGCCCGGAACCGGAACTCGGCGGTGGCGGCCGCCAGCTCAGCCCGCGTCGCCTCGATGGCTGCCCGCAGCTCGGATCGCGGGTCGACGTCGCCCAGGGACGCGGGCTGCCAGTCGGCCAGGGCCGCGAGTTCGGTCTGCAGCTGGGCGACGTCGGCCGCGGCGGCCCCGTCGAGGCACACCCGCACGGCCTGCTCGCGGGGCACCGCCGACGCGATGAGCTGGCTGATGTCGGGCATCAGGCGACGATCGCCCGGGTCGCCGGGTCCGTGGTCACGGTGAGCTTGACTGTGGTCTTGAGGACCTCATTGGCCGTCGGAGCGATGTTCTGCGGCTCTCCGCACGCCACCGGGTAGACCTCGACCTGCTGGCCGGTCGCCCATGCCGTCGAGTAGGCGATTCCTCGCCGGACCACCAGGTAGCCGGTCACGCCGTACGTCAGCGTGGTGTACGGCTGGTCGTCGGTCGGAGTGCTGCCGCGCTTGAACGTGATCTCGCATGCGTAGGAGCGGCGTCCGGGCACCTTGGTCTCGAACGTCGAAGCCAGCGAGCTGGTGTCGACCTCGGCGGTGGTCGGGTCGGTCTTCAGCCCGTCCGGCGTGAGCCGGGTGGTCCAGTCCTTGCCGGCTGTCAGCTCGGAGGCGGTTGGGGCGTTGAGGTTCGCGATGCTGGTGACCCACGCGACCTTCGTGTTGCCGTCGGAGATCAGATCGGCCATGAGGGGGCTCTCCTTGCCAGGTCAGAGGGGTCAGATGCGGAACGCGCCGACGGTTACGGATGTGACCGCGCTGTAGCCGATCTGGGCGTTGTTGTTGACGTCGCCGTAGAGGGTCGGGTCGAGCGGGCCGATGCGCTGGGTGCCGGACGCCGGGACAGTGACGGTCCGGTTCGGCACCGTGAGGCCCTTGTAGTTGGGGTTTTGGTTGGTGATGGTCACGGTGATGGACGACGCGCCGCCGTTGGTGACCTCGACCCACGTGTTCGGGGCCGCCAGGGACACGGAGTCGCCGCCCGCCGCCGCTGAGACCGTGCTCGGGCTGATGCCACCGGGCTGGATCGTCTGAATGGTGAGCTGTGCCATGGGGTTCTCCTCAGCTGGGGGTGGACCGCAGCCGCCAGCGGGCGACGGCGTAGTAGACGGGCGGGGTGACGTCGTCGTCGCGGGTGACGGGCTGGCCGTCCAGCGCCTCGGGGCGCCATCCGGTGCGGCCGGCCACGACCAGGGGCGCGTCCAGCGCGGCCCGGGTCCGGTCCATGTAGTTGAGCGTCTGCTCGGCAGTCGCCCCGACGCAGGTGATCTGCAGCACCGACTGCCAGTTGACGCGGTCGTCCGCGAGCGAGGCGCGCACCGGGGCGCCCGGGCTCGGGTAGAGAACCGCGTACGGCGGGGCGACGCCCTGAGGCGCTCCGCCGAGGTAGACGGTCAGTTGCGCTGCTGTGAGAGCGGTGGTGACGGCGTCGATGTGCGGCAGCACCGTGGGGGCAGCAGCCAACGGGGCCTCCTCAGTTGGTGTCCTCGACGGTCAGTCGCCACGCGGTGGCGGTGGAGCCGTAATCGACGGCCATCACAGACATGGCGCGGCCGACGAGGCGGCTGTCGCCGGACGAGGTGATCGTCAGGGTGTCGCCGACCTGCAGCCGGGACGCGGTCACGGCGTCGAAGGGGAGCGCAATCTCGTACCGGGCGATCTCGGCGAGCCGCTCGCCCGCGTGCCTGTCCCGGGGCAGCCGCTGCGACTTCAGTCGGCACGGCCCGGTGTAGAGCGTGGTCGCCGCACCGGGGGTGAGCGCACTCGTTGTCCGGTTCAGCGTTGGCGCCCCGGCGCGGGTGATGGTGCAGGCGTCGAGCATGAGCTGCTGGTGGGCGGCCCGGCCGGCGGCGAGCACCGGGTCGAGGGGGCCGCTCACGACGGCCTCAGCGACGTCAGCTCGACCCGGTAGGGGGCGAGGATCTCGCGGTGGCCGTCGGACAGGGTGGCGCCGCCGATCGTCTCGCTCGCGAACGTCCGCGAGTAGTCATCGATCGTCTCCTGCCGCAGCCCCTGGGGGTTGGTCAGGGACATCGTGGCCAGGTCGAGAACGACGTCCATGATGTCGTCGGGCACGTCCTGGTAGCCGTGGCTGTAGGTGATCTGGACGCGGGGCGCCCACACGCCCAGGTTGCGCCGGGGCCAGCCCATGAGCCGGCCCGGCGCGTACCAGGGGTAGCCGCGGGTCAGCTCATCGCCAAGCCGCAGGTAGTCCCGACCCTCCAGGCACGTGATCTGCACGCCGCCCAGGTCCGCCAACTCGACGACGGCCAGTGGATTGGAACCGTCCACGATCAGCGGCCGGTCCGGGACCCGCAGGACGCGGTCGCCGCCCGGCAGCACGATCGTCTCCTGCGAGACGTAGGTGATCGTCTGCCGGGTGTACCGGCGCACCTGGGCGGAGGCGCGCCGGATCGCCAGCGCGGCCTGCGTCGGGTCGACGGTGCGCTGCATCGCGGCCTGGAGGTCGGCCACCTGCGCGAGCGGCGGGGGTGTGGCCATGGCTCACCTCCTGGTCGGTCAGGGCGCGGTGGCCTGCAGGATCGCGTCCAGGCGCGTGGTGAGGGTGGCCCGGGCCGCGTCGCCCTTGGCACGTTCGGCGTCGAGGGCCTGCTGGGCGCGGGCCGGGTCGGCGCCGACCCAGGTGAGGATGGTGTCGATGGTGCCGGTGATGTCCAGGCCACCGTCCGGCGGCAGCCCCTCGGAGACCGGCGTCGGGACGATGGTCTCCGGGGCCGGGGGCTGCTCGGCAGCCGGTTCGGGCTCGGGGTCGTGCTCGATGACCTCGACCGGGGCGCCGGTGGAGTGCAGGTGCCGGGCGAACTCGCCGATATACTCAACGCCCTCGCGCAGCTCGTGGACGGCATAGTCCCAGTACAGGCGGTAGTCCCGCAGCAGGCGGACACGCATAGGGTCGTCTCCTTCGTCAGGCGTGCTCGAGGACCACGGCCCGCTTGAACATGGCCGCGTCGCCGGTCAGCGCGTCGGACGGGACGCCGTAGTCGCCCACCCACGACCACGACGTGGACAGCACCTGCTGCAGGCGGTCCTGCGGCGGTCGGACGATGCGTGCGACCTGGGCACCCGGGGCCACGTCGATCATCGCGATGTCGGGGACGTCCTCGACTCCCGTGCCGGAGAGCAGGGAGCCCATGCCCTCGAACGGGGCGGCAACCAGCGCGCTGGCACCCATGACGATCGGCCGGTGCACCGTCAGGGTGCCCGCCGAGCCGCCCAGGACGGTCGGCGTCTCGATGTTGCGGACCCAGTCGATCCCGCCGAACCGGCCGATCGACAGATCGCGGTAGACCGGGCTGTCGATCCTTCCCTGAAGGGCCTGCTTGAAGTCGGGGTCCGAGAACAATTCGGCCTCGGTGTCGGGGTCGATGTGCGCGGTGTAGTAGCCGCCCATCGTCGGCACGTTGGCCTTGCGCAGGCGGGCGACCGCGCTGCGGAACATGGCGAACGTGGCCAGGTTGCTCGAGGTGAGGTCGTAGGCGGAGTTGGCGCCGGTAGCGCGCACGGTGAACGGGGCGGTCGCGGCGACGACGGCGGCGCCGGCGGCAACGGTCGCGGCGGTGCCGAGCGTCAGGGTGTTGGTGGAGGTGTTGACGCCGGTCACCGTGTTGGCGACGCCGCCGATGGTGACATTCAGCGGGGTGGCACCCGACACCGGCACCGGCACGCCGTTCGACAGCACCGTGCCGAAGCCAGCCGCGGACTGCACCACCAGCGACGTGCTGGAGGAGGTTCCGGCCGTCGCCCAGGACCGGCCGCCCGCGTAGGCCGCGTAGAGCTTGTTGCGGGCGATCTGGTTGACGGACTGGCCGGCGTTGATCCCGAGGATCTTCGCGTCCTCCAGGAACTTGGAGGCGAGGGACATGCTGCTGGTCAGCATGTTGGTGTCGATCGCGTAGCCGTACTGGTCCATGGTGACCGAGTACTGCTCCACGCTGTACTGCCCAGCCGAGGCGTCGGAGCCGGTGATGGCGGTCGTCTGCGGGGCGAGCAGGCCCGGGCGGGTGAACGTCGTGGTGTCGCCGAGGCCGCCCTGCCAGGGCTGCGAGTCGGCCACGCGAGGGAAGAGGAACTGCGGGACCAGGGCGTCCTGGAACGTGCGGTCGAGCAGACCGTTCTGCATGATCGCCTGAATGGCGGCCGGCAGGGTCGGCCGGACCGCGTGCCGGCCCAGGTCGAACCACGGCGCCTGGGCCGCGGTGCGGGTGGGGGTCATGAGCTCTCCTGTGTGATCTCGACGGACACGAGGTCCGGGAACTGCGCGGCCACCTGGTCGAGGCCGAGCAGGGCGGTTTGGGTGATGGCCGACACGGCGGCGCAGACGCGGCCGTCCTGCTCGTGCTCCTCGTGGCCGGTCACCTCGATCGAGGTGAGACCGGCGCCCAGGCGGGCGCGCACGTGGATCACGACGAGGTCGGCCGCAGGCCGTACTTGGCGAGTTCTGCGGCGAAGGCGGCCGGGTCGGCCGTGCGGAAGTCCGCCGGCGGCGCGGGCGGACGAGCGCCCTGGCCGGGGTCCGGGCGGGGGGTGCGCGGTCCGTCGGCCTGCTTGGCCAGGTGCGGCTTGCGCTCCAGCAGCGCGGCGAGGTCGGCCTGGATCGCTCCGGTGTCGATCTCGCCCTGGCCGTCGGTGTACTTGGCGAGGTCGAGGAACGCCGCGGCGTCGTCCGCGTCGGCGAACCCGGCGGCGGCCAGCGCGCGGACTTCTGCGCGTACGGCCCGGGCGGTTGCCGCCTCGGCGCGCCGGGACGCCTGCTCGGCGGCGGCGGTGGCCTTCTCCAGTTCGCTCTTGTCGCGGTCCTCGAACTCGGCAACCTTCGCCGCGAGTTCGTCGGCGCGCTTCTTCTCCTCGGCAGCCTGCTGCTTGGCCGCGGCCCGCTCGGCCTTCATGGCATCGATGGCCTTCTTCCCAGCGTCGCCGAGGGCGGCCGTTCCGTCGTCCGGCTTGCCCGGATCGCCGGCGGCTGGAGGGGTGGTCGGGTCCGGGTCGTCGTGGCGGCCCAGGTCGAACCAGGGGATGTGGGTGTGGTGCATGGTGTCTCCCGTTGCGGAAGGTGGCTGTCCTGGCGTTGCGCGCAGGTCAGATGAGGTAGCCGTACCGGCGGAGGAGCCCGATGAGCTCCTCGCGGTCGCCGGCCAGACGGTAGATCTCCTCCGGCATCAGCCGCGGGGCGCTGAGCTTGAACCGCGGCAGGCCATCCGCGATGTCCGCAGCGCCGCGGGCGTACCGGATGCCGGTCGCGGCCTCGGCGGCGTCGCGCTCACGCCAGTAGTAGATGCCGGTGCGGCCGGTACCCTGCAGCGTGCCCAGGACCCGGCGGTCGTAGCCGTCCAGGACCGTCATCCCCTTGCGGGCGTTGACGACCTGGCCGACGTCGGCGCCGTCCCGGATCGCCTGAGCGCCGGCCTTCGTGAAACGTCGGTCCTGCTCGGCCGGAGTGAGACCGTCGAAGAACGCCCGCGGGCTTAGCGGCCGTCCCGGCCGGGCGGAGGTGGCCGGCTCGCCGTAGCACTGGCATCGCTTGTGTCGCTGGAATCCGGCGTCGTACCGGTACCAGCGACCAGCGAGGATCGCGCAACGCGCGCACGCGCCCGGGCGGACCCTTCGGATGTAGCCGGTCACCGCTCTGTTTCCGACCATGGCGACCCCGGCCGCGCTGGATCCGGCGTCCGCGACCTCGGAGGCGACCACCCGCTGCATGTCGAGCAGGCCCTTCGTCATCGACTGCTGGAGGGTCAGGCCGCCCTGCAGCAGCGTTTTGGTGCGGATGACGGGCAGGTAGAGCAGGCTGTCCAGCGGCCGGCCGTCGGCCGCGCTGAGGCTGAACGCTCGGGGCGTGACCCGGGCGGCGCCCGGCATGTAGTCCGAGGTGAGGCCGTCGGCGGCCACCATGGCGTCCACGTACGGCTGCCCGGTGGCGGCGGCCAACAGCTTGCCGGCCTGGACGGCGCGCACGATCCTCTGGCCGATCCCGGCCAGCCACGACCCGGTCAGGTCGTCCGGGGCCAGCTCGGCCCACAGGCTGTCGACCCCGGCGAGCGTTCCGGCGACCGCCCGCTGCTGGGACTGCCCGTATGCGGTGACGATCGCCTCGTGCGGGGCCGGGTCAGCCATCGGCGCCCTCTGCCGACCAGCCGGAGACGGCGGCCTGTGCGGCCGGTGACCCGGGCTGCGGCGGGGCGCTGGTGGGCGCCGTGGACAGGGCGTGCAGGTCAGCAGCGGTCAGCCGGGTGAGGGCGTCGTCCTCCATGGCCTGCATGCGGGCGATCTGCGTGGCGGAGAACCCGAGGCGTTCCCAGGCCATCTCCCGCGGCAGCAGGCCGGCCGAGTACAGCTTGGTGACGGCGTCGGCCTGCTGGGCGAACGTGGGGGTGGCTGGGTCGCGCCAGATGGTCTCCATCCGCTCGGCCTCCGGCCGTACATAGCCGTCCCGAATCAGCAGCGCCAGGCGCATCACGTCCTCCCAGGACCCGCCGAACGCTCGCTGGCGGCGTTCAGCGCGCTTCACCAGGCGGGACTCCGCCGCTCGGATCGCGTCCGCCGACGGCGGGTTGTCTGTGGCCAGCCCCAGGTAGGTCGGGGGCAGACCGGACAGTGAGGCGACGATCCGCGCGAGGCTGTTGAGTGTCTCGTGGAAGTTGCTGAGGTTCGCCTCGGGGAACTGCCCGAAGCTCACCTTCTCGTTCCGCGAGGCCCAGACGCGGCCGATGATCTTCGACAAGGACGACACCGGCCGGCCGGACGGGTCCTTGAAGTCGTCGTCGGCCAGCCCCGTGGCCCACCGGCGCGGGAGCGCATGGAACTCGGCGCCGACCATCATGTCGCTCGCGATCTTGCACGCGGCGTCCGACAGCGGCACGATCGCCGCCAGCTCGCTCACCCCGTCCCGGTAGGCGACCCGGGACCGGTTGACCAACGCCACCACCGGCACGGTGCCGAGCCGGTGGTTGTCCCGGTCGGTCTCCTCCCAGGCGCCGCTCGGGCCGTCGCGGTGTAGCTGCACCGTGGCGTCCGGCAGGTAGAGCGCGGCGAAGTCGTCGCAGCCGCCGTCCGCCCGGGGTTCCTCCCAGCGTTTCAGCGCCGCCACGATCCGCCGGGTCCGCGGGTCCCGCTCGGCGTACACCTGCAGAGGGCTCTCCACCGTGATGACCGGCGGGTCGCCCCGGCGGTCGCCGGCGCCGACGATCACGTAACTGCGGCGCATGGCCAGCGCGTCCACGTGCGCCAGCTGCGACTCCTCATCCAGGTCGTTCGGCTGCCAGATGCCGTCCCACAGGTCCCGATCGGCCTGCTCCGCGCCGCCCAGGCGGAACCCCTCGATGTCCAGACGTTCCTCCAGGCTGTCGACGACCAACTGCGGCCAGTTGATGACCACCTGCCGCAGCCGGTCGTCGACCTCCTGCAGCAACTCCGGTGCCATGTATGACAGGGGCTGACGCCCTTCGTAGTAGGCGTCCCACAGCTGGAGCTGCGTCTTCTGCCGATCGTGCGCCTCGGCGAGGCGCTTCACCCAGCCCACCGCGTCCAGTTCCAGGGCCATTAGCGCATCACCACCACAGTGCTCTCGGGGCCGGACCGGCCCTCGCCCGCCGCGATCGCGTCGCCAGCCGCTTCGTGGGCGAGGATGCTGACCACAGTCATGTCGATCTTCTGAGTCACGCTGGCCTTCCTCAGGACGTAGCGGTCGCCCGGGCGGGCCGCACGGCGCGCGTTGCCGACGTGCGCGGACGTGGTCGGGCAGTCGTCGTGCCGGAATTCGGTGCCGGCCTTGGTGACGTCGGTCAGGAGCCGCTCGGCCGCCGCGTGCATCTGCGAGATCCGGTAGGTCGCCCAGCGCACCACCCGGTCCCCGTACCGGTCGGCCCAGCCGTCGATCTCGGTTTCCCAGTACGGCGGGTCGCAGTACACCCGGACGACGTCGTAGGTGCGCATCAGCTCGTCCAGCGCGGCGGCGACCTCCAGGCGCGGCACCTGGCCGCCCCACTCGCGGGGGTCCCAGATCGTCGGCAGCCGCAGCGAGCTGTAGACCGGGGTGAACTGGTAGCCGTCCAGGGTCTCCGCACGGAAGCCGGTCCAGTCGTCGAGGTCGGAGCCGTCGAAGCCGAGGACGACCCGGGTGCCGGCCGGGACCGGGCGGGGCTCGGCCAGCGTGTCCCAGACGGGACGCTCCAGCCAGGTGCCGGTGCCGGCCGTGATCCGGTTGCCGAAGAACCGTTCCGCTTGGGCGAGATCGCGCTCCGCGAGTTCGGCGGCCTCGGCCTCGATCGCGTCGAGGTCGACCCAGCCGCCCGGGCGCTTCGCTGAGTCGCCGTAGACGACCCGGTGGATCTTCCGCCGGTCGCGCTTCAGCTTGTAGTCGAGCCGCGGGTCGGCGAGCCGGTGGTCGCGGTAGATGTCGCGCACCCGGGACTCGGCAGTCCGCTGGGCAACGGAGTCCTCGCTGGGGTCCCATGCGTTGGTCGTCTCAATCGAGCGGCCACCCATGCCGGCGAGGCCGCGGCGCTGGGTCTCCGCCACCGCAACCATGCCGGAGGCGACCGTCCACAGACCGGTCTCGTCCTGCACCACGAAGGTGACGCGCTGGCCAAGCCGGGTGCGGGCGCGGGAGGTGACCGGGTCGATCCGGCCGCCCCCGGGCAGGTTGATCCGGGTGTCCCCGGTGTCCGGAATGAGGTCGGCGAGCGGCCCCAGCTCGATCATCGGCTGCAACGCGGCGTACACGTTGGCCGTCTGGTCCTCGGAGTTGGCCGCAATCTGGATCAGCGGCGTCGGCCACGGCCGGCCGACCGGCTCACCATCCGCATCCCAGCCGTCGAACAGGGCCGGCCCAACCGCCTCCGCGCAGATCAGCGCCGCGGAGAACGGCCCCTTGCCCCACTTCTGCGGCCGCACCAACTGGGAACGCCGATAGGTGAACGCGGGCGCGCGCTGCCCGGGCTGAGCGTCCGGCTGCAGCCGGTAGTGGTGGGCGAGGAACTCCCACATCTCGTCCGTCAGCCGGTAGCTCTCGCCCGCGCGGTCACCGTCCGGGATGACGCAGTACTCCTCGATCCACTCCCCGACCGCCCAACCGAGGCTCGGGAACTCCCCGCGGTACTCAGCCCCCCGCCACGGCATCGGAATCGACCGTCCTCAGCCGGGACAGCTCCGGGGCGCCGGAGAAGACGATCACACCGGCGACACCGAGGGCCTCCTTCAGTACCCCCACGGCAGCAGCGAGCTCGTCTGTGACGTCCCCGATGTTGGCGATCACCAGAAAGTCACCTCGTTCCAGCGTCACGATCTGAGCCATCACATGCCCCCCGCAGCCTCAGCAGAGTCAACGACCTTCAGCCGCTGACGGGCGCTGACGGGCCGTCGACGGGTCGTCCGCTGTTCGGCGACCTCGTCATCGGCGACCTCCCAGCGCAGCCGCAGCAGCGCGAGCGGGTTGAGGCCGAGCCGGTCAGCGAGCTGACGGGCCTCTTTCGCCGCGTCCAGGTCACCCTGTTCCGCCTTCGCCTTCCAGCGGACGTACTGCGCAACCTCGCGGGTCCAGCCGAGCCGCTCCCACGCCACGGCCTGCGGTGTGTGCCACAGGTCCGCCCACAGCTCGGCCTCGACCCGATCCTGCGCGTCGAGTTGGGCCGTGAGGATGTTCGCGTCGGTGATGGCCGCGTCGTGCTTGCGCTGAGCGGCTGATCGCTCCCGGCCGGACAGGTCAGGCTCGAGGAGCTTCAGCTCCAGTTCGTCTGCGAGGCGCCGAGCTGCGGCGAGCCGCTCGGTGGTCACGATGTCCGCCAGAAGCGGCCACCGTGGGGCGTCGCCCTGGCGGCCGCCGGCGGGCAGCCGGGTCATCGCGACGCTGGCGTTGCGGCGGCGCCGCTGGTCGCCGGCCTTCGGAGGCGGTCCCATCCCGGCCATCGCTCACCCCCAGCAGTTGTCACAGCGAGTGATTGTCTCAGCGGCTGGTGCGCGGTTCTGGGACTCCCAGACCCGTACAGACGGCGATAGCCCTCCCCGGCGGTCCGGAAAGCCGACCATCCAGGGGGTCACCCCCCTGGGTACGGTCACCCTCCGTGAGTGGCGGCCCAGCCGCCAGGCTGATGCTGAGCTGTCTCGCTACTGTGGCAGCGCGCGCACAGCCCACGACCATGCCGAGCGTCGTTGGGGTCCTCTCCAGCTGCCACCAGCTCGCGTCTGCTGAGCGGATGATGGTCGGCGTGCTGGCTGGGCGCGGTGCGGCAGAGCACGCATACCGGGTCACGGGCGAGGACGGCGGCACGGAACTGCCGCTCGTGCTCGCGGCCGTAGCCGCGCTGGCGTGCGCTGCCTCGGCGCTGGTCGGCTGCTCTGCGGTGGTCCTCGCACCGGCCCCGGTCTGTGTACTCGGGGCACCCGGGGACGCTGCACACTGCGTAGGCCCGACGTCTGGTCACGTGGTTGCCCTCCTCCTACCCTTGGGGCTCCTGTGTTCCTGATCGTGGGGTGGGTGCAATGAGGCGGGTAAGCGTGGCCATGCGTGCTGCTGGCGGTGTGCTGGTGGTGCTCGGCATGGCCTTCGGCATGTGGCCTGTGGGTGACGAGTGCGGCAGTGGGTTCGCACCGAAGTCGGTGACGGCCGAGTGCTTGACGGCGTTGTCCGGCCGGCAGGTTGCGGCGTGGCAACTCGTGATCCTGGGCCTGGCAGTTTTGGTGGCCGGGGTAGTCCTCGCGCGCCCGGAGGGTGGGCCTGCTTCTGCTGATCAGTAGTACCTGCCAGGTCAGGCGGCTATGGGTCGACCGACGCCCACCGATACGACGTGGTGGATGTTGCTGCGGCCGGCGCATTCGAAGCAGGCGACCGACCGTCCTGGTGTGGGGGCGTGGTCGGTGCTGAGGATCTTGAGGTGTCCGCAGTCCAGGCGGACGAGCAGAGCGTCCTCATCGGAGATGTCCTGGGTGGCCACGACCTTGAGACCTACATTGCGACGGGCCCCGCGGCGTGTTGCCTGCTCGGCCTTGCAGACGTCGATCCACCAGTAGACGCGTCGGCCTCGGCGGTCGGTGCCTGCGGGCTGTAGTTTGCCGCGCTTGACCCAGTTGGAGATGGCCTGCGGCGTGACCCCTGCGCGGCGGGCCGCGTCGGCCGCGGTGATCGGCGTGTCCAGTGCGCGGCTGGCGGGGATCTCGGCGAGGGTCACGCCCACCTCCCTGAAATGCCGAAAGCCCCGCGAGTGGCGGGGCTTGGGCATACGTGTGGCCTGAGAGAGATCATCACATGTGAAGACCTAGGAAGCAAGCGGGTCTATCGGCGCGATGGCCGGCAGGCCGTAGCGGGCCCGGATCTCGTCGATGTAGCCAGTCAGGGGCGGCGCGAGCCGGAACCACTCTCGGCGGTTGATCCGCAGTTCGGCGAACTGAAGATGCAGTTCGCGTTCCCGCCTCTTGTAGCCGGGTTCGGTGGCGAGGAGGGTGATGTGCGGGACGCTGAAGGCGCCCATCCGCTTGACGAGGTCGGTGGTGGTGCCGATCTTTACGAGGTCGCGTGACCTTATGAAGTAGACGACACCGGTCTGTTCGAGTGCCTCGGGGTCTGTGTGCTCGTAGGTGCTGTACTCGATGGCCTGATATTCGGCCCATCGCTCCTGGAACAGTCGGCTGACGCGCTCGCTGATTTCGGGCGGTGTGGCGTTGGTCCACTGCTTGAGGTCCCTGAGCCCGGTGCTGGCGAAGTGCTCGTCGCAGAGCGGTAGGGGCTCCTCGGTGACCGGTCGGAGTCGGCAGGGTTCACCGCGGTGGGTTGCGACGCAGAGTGCGCCCCGCTGGGCCGGGATGCTGACCACGACTCGGCTACCGCATCCGCAGCGGAAGGCACCTCGGCCGGCGCGGCCTTCGGGCTGCATGGTCCGGCCGCAGCCGCATCTGACTATGGGATCTGGCAACGCGTCCTCCAAGTCCTGTTATCCCATGATGCCTTTGGGGTCCGACAAACCGGCCGCCCCGTCATGAACGGGGCGGCCGGTGTGGTCAGCTCTCGGGCTGCGGCTGCGGTTCGGGCTGCTTCGGCTGCGGCTGTCCGTCGCCGTTGGCGTAGGCCATGATGGGCGTCTCCCTGCTCGTTGGTGGGTGGTGGAGGGCCCGGGGCGGCCGGCGTGCTTGGCGGCTGTACGGCCGCCCCGGGGCGGGGTCAGCGGGTGGTGCTGTCGGTGCCGGATCGCTGGGCTTCCAGGGCCCAGGCCTCTCCGCGGTCGGCGGCTGCCGCGACGACATCGGCAACCCCCTGCCAGCTGTCGGTGGCGAGGCCGATGTCGGCGATTTGGGCGGCGGTGTCGGCGCTCAGTCCGTTGGTCTGCTGCAGGGTGGCGATCATCTGCTCGCGGGTCATGGACGTGTTCATCGCGGTTCTCCTCTGGTGGCTGGTGCGGGTCAGGCGGTCGGCTGGAGGGTGGACAGGCGGGTGATCTCGCGGCGGGTCGCGAGGATCTGGTCGTAGATACGGCCGCGCTTGTCCGTGCCGAAGGCGCACTCGACGAGTCGCTGCTGCAGCTCGGTGAGGCGACCCTCGGCGGCTTCGAGGCTGGCGGCGAGCTGCTCGTCGGTGGTCACTTCTGGGGTCCTTCCTGGGCGGCGGACAGGGGCAGCGCTCGGCACATCTCGGCGTGCTCCTGGGCGGACTTGCGGGCGTCCGGGAGCGTCTTGGCGGTGCGCTGGGCCGTCTGCTCGTCGGTGTCGTCGGTGTAGCCATCGGGCCTGTGCAACTCGCCCCAGGTGCAGCCCCGGCAGATGAGGCTCAGGTGTCCGCGCGTGCGGACCTCGTCGATGATGTCGACGGTCAGGTCGGGGTCCGAGATGCCGGAGCCGGCGACGGTCAGGTAGCGGGCGATGACGCTCACGATGCGTTCTCCCATTCGATGACGGAGCGGGCGGGGTTGGTGGGGTCGTCCTTGATCCAGAACCCCTCTCGGGCCCCGATCGCGGACTGTTGTTGGCGTTGTTGTTGCTGGTCAGAGCCGCCAACAACGGTCGATAGGGGCTGCCGGTCGGGGTCGGGGAGTGGGGGTACGTCGCGGAGGTAGATGCCGGTGCTGGAGCCACGGCCCGGGACGCGGAGCGCGGTGGTGGGGATATCCAGCTCGGTGAGGAGGGCCCGGATGGGGGCGGTGTCGGCCTTCTCCTCGCCGGTCCACGCGGTGGCGATCTGGGCGAGGTGGGCGCGGTCATCTCGGCCGGGGGTGGTACCGGGCATCAGTTCGTGGAGGAGGGCCAGGAACTCGGTCCGCTCGTCGACCTCCTCGGCCTCGTCGACCGTCTCGGTCGCTTCGGTCGCTTTCTCGTCAGCCTGGGCCTCGGTCGGGGCTGTCTCCTTCGGGTCGCCGGCCCGCCAGGCGGCCCAGGTCCATGCGAGGGCGGCTCCGGCAGGGATCAACGGCTGGTGGTGGGCGGCTTCGAGGATGACGGGGGTGCCCTTCCACAGGGCGACTCCCCCGCCGATCTTGACGCCGATGCTGGCTCCGGCTGCCCACCGGCCGAGTCGACGGGCCACCTCGGCGGATCCTCGCGAGACCCGTTCAGCAGCCCGGCGCTGGATGGTTGTCATCGGTTGAAGGATGTCTGCTGGATGGTGTTGCCGGTCTGGTCGGCGGTGGTCTTGACGGTGCCGATGAGGTCGCCGAGGACTCCGCCGGATCCGGCGAGGCAGATGACGGCGACGGCGGCGATGATGATGTGCTTCTTCTCCTGCTTGGTCATCAGGTCCTTGGTGCGCCAGCGGGTGATGAGGATGACGGCGGCGATGATGCCGATGATGAAGGCGCCTCCGGCGACGCCGACGCCGCCGAAGTTGGTGCCCTGCTCGGGGGCGGCGATCTGGTACTGGGCGGCGGTGTCGATGGCGGCGGCGAGGTGGTTCATGGCGGGGCCCTTTCAGCTGAACAGGTACGGGAGGAGGAGCAGGACGGCGATGGCGAGGCCGAGCCAGCGGAGCCAGATGCCGACGGCCTGCTTGATGCGCTTGGGGGTGAGCATCAGGAGGAGCAGGAGAGCGAGGGGCCACATCTGGGGCCCGAGGGCGTAGGGCGGCATGTCAGCGGCCCTTTCGGGGGGCGAGGCCGCCGGCGCGGAGCCACGCGGCGGTGCCCTTGTCGATGTTGCGGATCTCCCGTTCGCGGCGACGCTTCTCGCGGGCGGTGCGGCCGGTCGGGGCCGAGGTGGCGGTCTGGCCGCCGGTGAGCGTGGACCAGAGGCTCATGAGGTCATCTCCAGGCGATGAGCGCGATGAGGGTGGCGCCGAGGAGGGCGCAGGCGCCGGTGCGGCGCAGGGTGAGGCGGGCGTCGTCTCCCGCGGCGGCGTAGAGGCCGGCGCAGGCCAGCGCGGCGGGGACCGCGAACAGCAAGGCCGACGTCGGCGATCTCTTCAGCCGGAGGCCCGGTTGGGGCCCGCTACGCGGCGGAGGGTCGCGGTGACGCTGTCCGGGTTGACGGTGTCACCGTGCTGTCCGCGAACGAAGGCGAGCACGCGTTGCGGGTCGCGGCCGAACAGGGCGTACGCGCGGCGAACAGTGGCGGTCACGGATTCGCCGCTGGTGTTCGGCTGGAGGTGCAGGACGGCAGCTGAGCTGGTGTTCTCGTGTTCGCTCTGCCTGTTCGCCAGGTGTTCGCTGCTCGGTCGAACGCCGATCGGCGTGTTCGGTGCCGTGGTGTTCGGGCGGCCGCCCGGCCGATCGGGGCCGTCCCAGTCGGGGCCGTCGTCCGGCGGGGCGGGGAGCATGAGCGGCGCGCGGCGGGCGATCTGACGCTGCATGTCGATCCGGCCGACGGCGACATCGAAGTCGGCGAGGTCCTCGGCTTGGCGCAGTTCGCCGTCACGGCGGATCCGGGCGAGCCTCGCGGCGTGCTCGGCGTCTTCTCGCATCTCGTCAGCGGCGGCGCGGGCGGTGATGTGCCGGGCCTGGCGGATGACGTCGTCGACCTCGGCCTGCTGCTGCGGGGTGAGCTCGGTCGGGTCGGCGGCGAGCTGGGCATCGACGTGCCAGAACAGTTCGGCGGCGAGCGGTGGGACGACGGCGACGATGCCGCCCCATCCGTAGGCGCCGGCGCCGTGGATGGCGAGGATGGCGAGGGTGCCACCGAGGCCGGCGAGCATGGCGGTCAGGGTGAGCCTGGTGCGCTTCGCCCGGTAGGCGAGCATGCCGCCGACCCACAGACCTTCGGCGCCAGCGCCGGCGGTGACGGAGATGGGGCCGACGCCGAGCAGGTCCCAGACGCTGTAGAGCGTCCAGGCGGCGCTGGCGATGGTGAACATGGTGGCGAGGACGCGGGGTACGCGGATGCGCGTCAGGGTACGGTTCTTGCTGGCCATGGGAGGTTCTCTCTCCGGTGGTCTAGGGCCTGGGCTGGGGCTGCGATCCCCTTGCCTGGGCCCGTTTCGTTAGAGGTGCTGGTCGATGAGGCGGCGGATGACGGCACTGCGACTGCCGCTGGCGCCGGTGGCCTGCTGGAGTTTGGCGAGCTGGGGCCCGTAGAGGGTGATGCCGCCGATGACCTTCTTCGTCTGGGGCGGGGAGGGGATGCCGGTCTCGGCCGGCTTCTCGTCGGCTGTGTGCATATGCACAACGTAGCCGATGTGCATATGCATAGCAAGCCCTTCCGTGCATATGCATGGCGGTTGGCTGAAATGCGCAGGTAGTCGACGTATGCATATGCGCGCCCTACCCTGGCGCCATGGTCAGCCGCGCGAAGGACAGTCACACCACGAACAGAGTCGTCCGCATCGGCGACGACGACTGGAACGATCTCGGCGAACGAGCGGGCGCCCGGAATCGGGCCCAGATCATCCGGGACCTGGTCGCCTGGTATCTGCGCAGGCCCGGTGCCAAGCTGCCGGAGCGGCCCCCAATCCCGCCCAAGGCCTGACGTGCTGCGGCCCCGCCCCAAAGAACTGGGGCGGGGCCGCTTGGCGCCACATCACGCCGCGTTGTGTATGGCGAGGTACTGCTCGATGCGCCGCTCGTACTCGTCTGCGCGGAGGACGGCCCAGCAAGCATCGTTGCCGCACCGTACGTCGTCGCCGTCGATCTGCGAGAGGGACAGGAGTCCGCATCGGGGGCAGGGCAGCTGCAGTGCACGCCGGCGGGCGCGGAGCATCGCGAGGGGCTGGAGGGCACGCCATGCGTCGTCGATTTCCGCGGCGTACTCGTCGGCCCAGGGCTGGCGGACGGACCAGGCGAGTTCGCGGCGGCGGGTGAGGAAGCGGAGGTGGCCGCCGACGGTGCCGGTGACGAGGCACTGGTGGGTCTCCTCGGCCACGAGGCGGGCCCAGCTGGCGATGACGGCGGGGATGGGCTGCGGTCCTGCCTGGTCGCCGCTCCGGTCGTGCACGGCGCCGGGGGCTGCGGGGCCGAGGAGGCTGAGGACGTCGGCCCGGCAGGGCAGAGGGGCGGTTCGGGTGGCGCCGGAGACGCGGCCGGCTCGCGGGGCGCTACTGGGGAGGAGGGCGAGCTCGGCGTAGATGAGGAGTTCGGGGAGTTCTCCGAGCTGGCGCTGCAGGCGGGTGGCCTCGGGGTAGTCGAGCATGAGCGTCTCCGTGCGGTGTTCAGCGGGTGGGCTGGTAGTCGTCGAGGTCGCGGATGACGTCGCGGATGGGGCGGGGCGGCGGGAGGGGTTCCCAGTCGTCGGGGTCGAGGTCACTGAACAGGGCCTCGTCGACCCAGCCGTCCCACTCGTCGTCGGGGCAGGTCACGGTGTCTCGTCCGCCGCGCGCAGGATGGCCGCGTTCTCCTGGCAGGTGATGCCGTGGTGGGCGGGCCAGAGGCAGTTGGGGCACAAGGCCGGCTGGCCGCGCAGCTCGCCAAACGTCATCTCGCGGATGGCGGCGTACTTCTGCTCGGTGGTGTGGCCGTCCCACTGGGCGCGCGGGTCGTCGGCGGGGACGTGTTCGACGTGGGCGTAGAGGTCGGCGTCGCGGGGGTGGATGTGCCAGGAGAGCTGGCGTCCACCGGCGGTGATGTACAGGATCTGCCAGCCGTCGTCGTCGATGTCGGTGGCGGGGGTGATGACGGCGGGGTGGATGGTGGCGAGCCAGGCGGTGAGGTGGGCGCGTTCGCGGTAGGCGCCGTCGCGGTCCGTTTCGGCGAGCCGCGCGGTCGCGTCGAAGGCGGCGACGCGGCGCCGAAGCTTGCCGAGCTCGTCCTCGGCGGAGCGCACCTCGGCGGCCGCCCGGTCGCGCTGCTTGATGAGGTCCTGGATGTAGGCGCTGTTCATGCGGCCCTCCGAACGGGGTGGACGAGCTGGACATCGGCGGGGCTGATCTGCCTGGTGAGGATGCCGAGGGCTACGGCGTGGGCGCGGTCGGCGGCGCCGAGCTTGCGGTAGATGCGGAAGATGTGCGTGTTCACGGTGTTGCGGGACACGAACAGCTGGCGGGCTACCTGGTCGGTGGTGCGGCCGTTGGCGAGGAGCTTGAGGACGGCCAGCTCGGAGCGGGTGAGCGGGGTTCCGGGGAGGGTGGTGACACCGGTGTCGGTCACGGCCGGGGCTCCTCGCGGTTGGTGGTCCGCCGGGTGCCAGGGACGGTGAAGTAGCGGGTGGTGTAGCCGGTGCGGACGTAAAGGACGGCGTCCTGGTAGCGGTTGGCCGGGATGACGGCGATGCTGTCGGGCTGCGGCGTGCGGGCGATCGTCCGCATGGTGGTGATGCGGTGCAGCCACCAGATGCTGATGGGGCTGGCGGGTCCGCAGGTGGCGAGGACGTACAGGGCGGTGTTCAAGTGCGTCTCCGGGGGTGGAGGGCGAGGAGGGTGGCGGTGAGGCCGGCGCCGTAGAGGGCGCCGGCCAGGACCAGCCAGGGACCGACGGTCACGCGGTGGAGCCGGGGTTGAGCCGCTGGCGGACCCACTCCGCGTCGGCGGCGGAGACGTGGGCTCCGCCGGGTCGTTCGACGCGGATGAGGGTGGGCTGGCCGTCGCCGTCCCGGGCGTCGGCGACGCGAGCGTGCCAGGTGCCGGACTCGGCGGCCCGGTGGCCGTCGGGGCAGTGCGGGCATCCGTCGGTGAAGCCGTGGACGGCGTTGGGGTTGCCGTCGAGGCCGGTGGGGATGGTGGACGGCATGACGGCGGCCACCGCGGCGGCCCAGGCGTTCTGGATGCGGTCGCCTAGCTGGTCCCAGGCGGGCATGGGGCGGCCGTCGTGGGTGAGGCCGCCGGTGGCGGCGCCGTAGGCCTGATAGGCGGTCTGGGCGGGGGTGAGGGGCCGGGTCACTGCTGGCCGCCGTTCTGGCCGAGCACCGCGCGGGCCTCGGTGGCGGGAGGCTGGCCTGCGCCGTCGCAGTTCATGCGCCAACCGTGTTGCCCGAATGGGGCCTTGGTGCCGTGGTTCCAGACGGTGCCGTTCTTGCGGAGACGGAACTCGCGGCCGCAGGTGGTGCAGGTGCCATGCTCGGTGAAGCTCAAGGGGTGCTCCTCGGTCGGATGGGTGGGGCCTGCCGCCGGGTGACGGCAGGCCGGGGCGGGTCAGTCTTCGGGCGCGGGAGTCGGCAGGTCGACGGCGACTTCGTACGCGATGACGACGGCGTCGTCGGTGACGGTGATCCGCAGGGCGTCGTCGGGCAATACTGCGTCGGAGGGCAGGCCGAACCGGCGGCGGTAGTGGACTTCGGCGGCAGCCATGGCCTGGTAGAGGGCGGCGCCTGCGGCGGGAACGGGCAGGACGTGGTCGATGCGGCGAACGCCGATCTCTCGGCGGGTCCAGGTGGCCACGGGGGTCTCCTCGGTTGGGGCCGCCCGCGGGTGCGGGCGGCGGTGACGGGCGTCAGCGGGTGTCAGCTGCTCGTGTGGATGTCGTCGAGGGCGGTGGCGGCGCGGTGGAGGGTGTCGAGGTCGAGGGGTCGGCCGGCGGTGGCCTTGTCGTGGGTGGAGCGGAGGAGGGTGGCGGCGGACTGGGCGGCGGTACGGAGCCGGTCGATCTCGGCGAGGAGGGCGGCCACGTCGTCGCGGCTGAATCCGGTCCAGGGTTCGGCGAGCATGGCGCGGAGGATCTGCTCGTACGAGGCGGTGAGCCTGCGCGGCGGGGTGTCGGTCACAGGGCACCGCCGGCGGCCGTCGTCAGGGCCTCGATGGTGAACGAGCCGCCGTTGTTGAAGCCGGCGAGGATCAGGCCGCGGCCGGCGTCGAGGTCGACGGTGATGTCGATGTCGTCGGAGAGCAGGTATGGGCTGACGTCCTTGGCGATGAGCTCGGCGAGGTGGTCCGGGCTGACGGCCCAGGTGGTGAGCGGCGCGGGCGGGGTGGAGCCGTCGCGGCCTCCGCGCCTGCCGACGCGCTGGTAGGTGACCTGGTAGAGGGTTTGGGTGCCGCCGGGGTTGGCGGCCATGTCGTCGAGGCTCGGGGTGATCAGCTCGACGGCGGGGTCGCGGACAGGCAGCGGGGTGCGCTGGACGCGGTCGACGGCGGCGCGGAACTCGGCCTCAGCAATTTCGCGGGCGAGCGTGAGTGCGGGGTCCATGTGGGTCTCCGTGGTGGGTGTGGTGGGCGGCCGGTGGGTGCCGGCCGCCCCGGGGATGGGTCAGGCGGAGTCGGTGTCGAGCGCGTCGGCGACGGATCGGATGGCCCCGATGTTCTGGGGCCGCCCCGTGTTGGCGTTCGCGTCGACTTCACGGAGGATCGCGGAGGCGCATCGGGCGGTGTACTGGAGGCTCTGGTAGGCGGCGCGGAGGCGCTTGACCTCGGCGATCAGGTCACCGGTGTCCGTGTGGGTGAGGATGGCGGCGCTGATGGGGGCGGCGGCTTCGGCGGTGATGCTGGCGCCAACCATGAGGCCGCCGTCGGGACCCTGGACGGTGATCAGCACTTCGGCCTGGGCCCTGGGGTGGGGGCTGACGCGGAGAATGTGGCCGTCGGGGTCGACGTAGGTGTGCGTGGTCATCGGGCGGCCTCCGTTCCGGTCTCGGGTCGGCAGATGTCGTCGCAGCCGGGGCACGGCCAGTCGATGCAGTGCTGTTCGGCGGCGTGCCAGGCTCCGTGGCACTTACAGGCGCTGTCATCGCCGGCGTCCGGGGACTGTGCGTACGGGTCGAGCTGGGTCATGAGTCAGTCCTTCAGGGTGGTCGTGGCGGGCCGGTGGACGCCCGTTCGGGCGCTCGGGCTGGGTCGTGGTCCGGTGCGGGGCTGTTCGGCCGTCAGGCGGTCGTCTGCGGGCCGCTGGGGGCGGGCTCCGGGTAGCAAGCGCTGAAGTGGATGCAGGTGCAGGAGCGAACGCGGGCTCCCGAGGCGTTGCAGTCGCGCTCGCCGGCCGAGTCGTGGGCAGATTCGAGGTGGCCGCAGAACTCACAGGTGGGCGGGTCGGTCTCGGCCAGGTCCTGCGTGCGCTTCAGCACGTCCCGGGCCCGCTTGACCTCGGCCTCCAGTTCCCGGACCCGGGCGAGCAGGGCGGGCACGTCCTGCCGGGCGGCAGCGACGAGCTCGCCGTCGGCGCGATCACCAACGCTGATCACGATGCGGTTCTCGTCGGGGCCGTCGGTGGGGTTCTGCACGACCCACAGGTGACCGGGGTAGCCCTGACCGTCGAGGTCGTCGTGGAGGGTCCAGGGTCCGGGGGTGGCGGCGTCGAGGCGGCCCTGGATGGCGTCGAGGTCGAGGGGCTCGGTCATGGCTCAGGCCTCCTGGACGGGGCGGGTGCAGGTGTCGTGCCGGTCGCAACGGCAGGAGCCGCAGGCGACGCACATCTCGTCGTGCTGGGTGTCGCAGGCGGGGCATCCGCCGGTGGCCTCGGTCTCGGCCTCGTCCTCTGCGATCAGCCAGTCGATCAGGGCGTCGAGGGCTCGGCGGCTTGTGGTGGTCTGGGGCTGGGTGCTCATCGGGTGGTCTCCTCAGGCGGCGGGGCGGGCGTGTACAAGCCAGGCGTCGAGCCGGCTGGGGTGGCTGCCTGCGGCGACGGGGCGGCCGGTGGTGCGGCTTCGGCAGGGGGTGCCGGGTTTGGCGCGGCAGTAGTCGAGGGGGCACGGGATGGCCCACTCGGGCGGCCGGTCGTGGCGACGGAGGCCGGCGGGCGGCGGGGCGCCCATCACGCGGCCCGGACGGCGTCGGTGCGGGTGCCGTGGTAGCCGGCCAGGCGCTTCCCGGACGGGGTCTTGCACGGCTTGCCTGCCGTGGCGCGGCACTGCGGGTTCGGGCAGCTGACGTCGAGGGCGCTCCGGACCCGCGTCGTGGTCTCCCACTCCTCCGGCACGTCGTGCCCGACACCAGCGGTCAGTTCCAGCACCGGCCGGGGCACTCCGACGTAGGGCAGCTGCGGCGGCCGGTGCCCGTCGATGGTGGCGGCGATCTGGGCGCGCAGGTTGCGGGTGAACTCGACTGCGGTCTCGCCGGGGGTGGGCTCGTACTGGAAGTAGTCGAGTCGGCCGGCCCGGGCCCGCTTGACCTCGGTGATGATCTCGGCGGGGGCGACCCAGGGCTGACGTCGGGCGATCTCGACGGCGGCGGCCTTGCAGTCCTCAAGGTCGTAGTCGCCGAGGAGGTCGTACCAGGCGTCGGGCGTGTACTCGTCGAAACGCTGCTGGGGGCACAGGGCCCGGACGTAGCGGGCGAGGATCACGGTCTCGGTGGGGTTCATGAGGACTCCTACGTGCGGTTCTGTGCGCGGGCCATGGCCCGGTCGAACATGTCGTCGGTCTCTCGCTGCTGCCGGCTCTTGGGGGCCAGGGGCACGACGTTGGGGTCTACGGGGGTGGGGATGGCCCGCCAGCCGGGGTAGAAGAAGCGGCTGGAGAACGGGCCTCGCTGGACGCCTTGGGCGGCCTGGACGGCGAAACGAACCATGATCGGGATGCCGAGCCGCTTGACGTCGTTCTCCAGTAGCAGCTGCTCGTCGCCTTGGAACTTCCACGGGACGTCGATGCTGTTTGCGCTAAGCGCTGCCTGCAGCTGGGCGAGCCAGGCGGGGCGGTGGTCTTCCTCGACCTCGGCGCCGACCCGAACGGCGGGCAGGTTGGGCACGGGCGCCGGGTGGTGGTGGTTCCCTGACGGTTCCGTAGTTGGGTGGTTCTTCTTATGGTTCGGGCGGCACTGAGTGCGTGACATCACGCTGTCTGAGTGCGTGACATCCCCCTCTGTCACACCGTCTGAGTGCGTGACGTCCGGACGCAGAGTGCGTGACATCGGGGAAGTCACGTCGTTCAACGGCGTGACCGTCACGTCGTCTGCGTGCGTGACAGCTTTCGCGCGGGACTTGCGCTTCCGAGCTGCCGCCGCTTCCCGCAGCCGCTCCTCCTCCGCTTCCAGCGCCGTCCAGTCCGACTCCGGCCGGATCTTGTCCAGCATCAGCCGGTACACGGTGCAGCCCCGGATGACACCCTCGGCGACGATCAGCTCGGCGTCTTCCAGCCGGCGAAGGGCCCGTTGCACGGTCCGCCGGTCGTACCCGGTGCGGTACTGCAGCCGCATGACCGACGGCCGGGCCTCGCTGCCGTCCTTGTGGGCGTGCTCGGCGAGCGCCTGGAGGACCCCCCGCGACGTGGTGTCGGGCTTGCCCTTCTCGGTCAGCAGCATGGGCGCGTCGTCCATGGCCCACTTCACTGCCTCGGTGCTCAACGGGTCGCCTCTCGGTGGTGGTGGTGAGGGTTGGTGGCCTGGGGCGGGGGCGGTGACACCCCGCCCCAGGCAGTCAGGCGGTGGTGCCGTCGGAGAGGAGCCGGACGTTCGCGAGCTGGCGGAGCGTCGTCGGGGCCCAGGGGACGGCGGCCGGCTGGAGGTGCTCGTCCCAGGTGACGTGGGCGAGCAGGTCGGAGGCGACAGCGTCGGGGTCGACCATGGCGGCCAGCGCCACAGCCAGGACGCGGAGTTCAAGCGGCTGGAGGTGCCCGATGAGGTCGGTCACGTCGAGCTGTCCGCCGTCCCCGTGGACGATCGTCGCGAGCCGGGCCCCCTTGTAGACCATCCGCTCCGCCAGGTCGCCGAGCGCCTCGGGGGTCACTGCTCGTCCTCGACGATCTCGCCTTCGAGGGGCTCGTCGTCCTCGGACCGGGTGATGGGCAGCGCGGGCAGCGGTGCGGCGGGAACGTCGACCGCGGCCGGCATGCTGCCGGGGGTGACGTACTCGGCGCTGGTCGGCACCCACTTGGAGAGGCGGTGTGCGGCTGTCTTCAGCCACATCGCTTCCTCATTGGTCTGCCACGGCGACCACGACTTGTCGGCGCTGTCGGACTTGGCCCGCGCGTCCCGGATGTGCGCCCGGTTGAGCACGACGACCTTGGAGGTGGCGCCGTCCTTCATGACCGCGTAGGCGTAGACGAGCCGCAGGGGTCCGCGGTCTTCGGCGTCCCAGTCGATCTGGTGGTCGGGGCGCTCGTCGCGGCCGGGCCGGTAGTTGAAGTGGTCGCGTTCGCGGACGACTTCGACGATGACGCTGGACACGGCGCCGGCCCCTACATGAGCTCGATCTCGCCCTGGTAGCCGCGGACGCCGGTGACCTCGGTGCACCGCTTGTTCTTGTTCCAGCGGGGGACGAGGTAGTACTGCTCGGTGCCGGGTTCGAGGCCGAGCCGGGCGGCGTCGAGGAGTACGGACATGAACTGTCCGGGGTCGTTGGTCGCGGCCTCGTGCAGCTTCGGGTCGCGGCGGAGCAGGCCCTGGGTGATGCGGATCCACGCGCCGACGCGGGACTGCAGGTGGGTGGGGATGACGAGGGCGATGTCGCCGCGGTACTGCTCGACGAGGGCGCCGGGCCCGGTGTCGCGCTTCTCGATGGCGGCGCCGATGGTGCCGGTCATGCGGTACTCCGGTCTCGTGCGGGCTGGAGGCTGTGGGTGTGGCCGTCGCGGACAGTTCGGGTGGCGACGAGCTGGCCGTCGGTGCGGGCCCGCCGTCCGTCGCCGATCCGGTCGAGGATCCGGCCGCGGCACTCGGTGAGCTCGGTCTCGGCGGCGGCCTGCGCGTCGATCGCGGCGAAGTAGCGGTCCCGCAACTCGGGCTCGATCTCGACGTCGACGTCCTGCATGCCGTCGGGCAGCTGCCGGATCGCCTGGTAGGTCGCCGAGTGGCCGTCGATGTCCGGGCGCCGTCCGGCCTCGACGTCGTCGAGGAACTCCCGGGCGCTCTTGCGGAGCAGGGCGGCCTCGGCGGCGTCGTACTCGATCGGGTAGGTGCGGTAGTCGTGGCCGGCGATGAGCACGGCCACGGTGGCGCGGGTGAGGCCCAGGGTGTCGAGCTGCCACATCACCTGGCAGCGGTAGTGGACGGGGATGCCTACCGGGTCGCCGTCGTCGCCCCACTCCTCCCCCGTCGGGGAGAACTTGAGCTCCAGCACCTCGGTGTCGGCGATCGTCCACGACACGTAGAGGACGCGGGGAACGATCAGCCGGTCCGGGGTGCACCGCTGCCACGACCTGTCCCGGTGCCGCCACGTGCCCGTGGGCAGGGCCATCCGGTCCGGGTTGCAGTCCTCCCACTTCTCGGTGATCGTCGGCTCGTGCCGGGTGCCCCACTCCATCTGGGAGGACACCGTGAACTGGTCGGTCGTCTCGCCGCGGAGACGGTGGTACAGCGACAGGCGCGACTCCCACGGAGACAGGCCCATCACGGCGGCGATTCGGGTTGCGGTGATGACCGGGCCCGTACGGGCCGCGTCCCACTCCGGAGTGCCCGGCTGCAGGCGGCCGATGAGCACGCCGGTCGGCGTCGGGGTGGCAATCACGCCGCCGCCTTCGACGGGCCGGCGTTGATGGCGGCCAACGTCTTCTCGTCGTACAGGGCGTCGTCGAGGCTGCGGCGGAGCTGGGTGACCTCGCGGCGGAGTCGGGCGTTGTCGGCGACGACCGCGGCGTGACCGGAGCGGAGGTCGCGCCGGAACTCGTCGAGCGCCTGCTGGGCCCGGGCGGCGCGATCGGCCTCGACGCGGAGCATCGACTCCAGGCGCACGATGTGCTCGCGGTCGCGGCAACGCTCGGCCTGGAGGAGCCGGATCGCTTCCTGCTGGTCGGGGGCGTCGGGCTGGCGGCGGAACAGGGCGGCGATGGTGCGCATCAGGACTCCTCGGTGGCGGTGCGCTGGCGGGGGAAGCGGGCGAGGTGGCGGCGCAAGGCCTGCTCGGCGGTCGGCGCCTTGAAGACGTGCCAGCCGGGGCCGGGCATCCAGCCCTTGATGTGGGCAGCGCGCGGCTGGTCGCACTCCGCGCACCGGGTCGGGTCGGCGGCGGTCACTGCTCGGAGCCCTTCGGCGTGGGCGCGTGCAGCGCGGCGACGATCAGCAGCGCGGCGTCCTGAGCGGAGGCGGTGTGGGAGACGCCCGCGGCGAGGACGGCCTCGAACTGGTCGTCGTGCTCGACGACGACGCCGGCGAGCCGGTTGTCGGCCGCGGTGAACACCGTCCAGTAGCGGCCGGCCGGGGTCAGTCCCGGCGACACCCACAGGTCCGTGCCGGCGATGACGACGTCCGAGACGCCGGTCACCGTGGTGATGTCGGAGATGACGGTAGGCTTCATATCGGCCTACCTCCTTTCTCTGCTGAGTTGGTTGATCGGTGGGCCGAGGGCTCTCGCGGGCGGCATCCGGGTGCGATCCGGGTGTGCCGGGCGGGGGCCCGACCCATGTCAGGGGTGCGTCAGGCGGCGAGCTGCTGCGGCCGGCGCTTCGCGCGGCGCGGCTCGGGGGCCTGCTTGGTGGGGTCCAGCGCGGGGTTCGACCGGGAGTCCCGGGCCTCCTGGTCAGCGAGCCAGCGATTCAGCGCATCCAGGCGGTAGACCACTCGGCCCTCGGCCCGGAAGGACGCGGGCCCCGTCCGGCGGTTCCGCATGTTGTACATCGCACGCGGGGTGCGGCGGACGTACGCGGCAGCTTCCCGCAACGTGAGCACAGGCGACTCGACGGCGGTTTCCATTGTTTCCCCTCGTTTCGCTTCAGTCGATGACAGCAACCTTGGTGATCGCGACTCCCAGTTCCCGCGATATGCGGCCGAGCAGCTCCGGCTGGGCGCCGCGCTGGCCTCGTTCGATCCGGGACAAGTGCGACGGTGAGATGCCAACTTGGGCGGCGAACTGCCGCAAGCCGTGCCCCTGCCGTACGCGTGCCCGGCGGATGTTCGATCCCCGCGCTTGCATGGCCATTAAGCTATGGGAAACGGTGGGAAACGTCAAGCACTCGTGGGAAATGGATGCGGTGCATGTCGTCCGACCTGCGGAAATGGCGGGAACCCATCTGCGCGACAGTGCCCACCGTCTGCCATGCTGTTGCCTAACGTTGTCTATCGAGGCGGGCATGACATGGCGGCGGACCAGGGAACCGTCCGAGACTGGAAGCACGCGGGCGTAGAGATTCGGCTCGCTCGGCGAGGGCTCGGGATGTCACAGCAGGACCTGGCTGAGCGCATCGGGGTCGACCGGCGCACGATCGGCAACTACGAAGCCGGCAGAGCCCCTGCGGGTGATCGGATCCCCGATGGCTACTACGACGTGGCGCGCGTCGTGGGCTGGGCGCGGCAGAGCATCGAGGACATCCTGGCCGGTGGGTCTCCTACGCCCGTAGGGGCGGCCACCGAGGCGCGGGCCACAGCTCCTTTGCTGGCGCCTGGCGGCCCGTTGCCCGCGGACCTCTACCCGGGCGTGATCGCGTTTGGCAGGGCGTGCGTGCGCGCCGGGGGTGACGCCGCGCTCCGCGATCTGGTGGAGGAAGCAGCGGAGCGTCTACTGCGGTCGGTGCCCCAGCGGGAAGCAAGCGCCCAGTCATATGGACTCGCCGCCTACCGGCCGCACGGCTGGGCTGAGGGTGACCCCGGAGTTCCGGACGACGACGCAGCGCGGATCCGCCAGGCACTGGAAGCGTTCGAGCAGGGCAAGAAACAGGCGTAACTCCCTGGGATACCCGTGACACGCGTAACTTAACGTGGCTAATTCCTCACGTTTCCTCGCGCACATGTGTCAGACTCGTCCTCCCGACATGCCTCCCACGCGTAAGGATCCAGGGGGAGAGGCATGCCCGCAGCCATCGGCAACGCCGCCGAGGTAGTGCACTACGACCCGCTCGCCGAACTCGACCGGATGGGTATACCCGTCATCCGGCAGTGGCTGCGGGACACCTGGGGTGCGTGGTCCCCCGTCCACCACGTCGTCATCCTCGCGCAGGGCCTGAGCCCTGTTCAGGAGCGGTGCGTCCTCGCACACGAGGTCGAGCACGTCCTCGCCGGAGATCTCGGCTGCGGCGGCGTGCACGGCCTGCGGGCCGAGCGCCTTGCCGACCTTCGAGCGGCCCGCAAACTCATCGCCTTGTCCGACTTTTGTGCCGCAGCCCAGTGGGCGACGTCCGAAGCCGAACTGGCGGCCGAGCTCGGCGTCACCGGCTGGATCCTCCGTACCCGTGCGGTCGACCTGGAAGGGGGTGCCCAGTGGCTGGGTACATCGAAGATCGCTGGATGA